TGGATTTGATATAGAAGATATAGCACCTGATAACGGTACTAAGATAAGAGGTGAAGCTAAATTTAGTCAAGAAGGTTTAGATGAGCTTGTCAAATTGTCAAACAAAGGTTCGCCTATACCGGGGCAAAGCTTAACAAGAGATACAGAAAATCCTTATCCTTGGGAAACTCCACCAGAGTTTACAAATCCTAGAGAAGCTTTAGATGATGTTGTAGGTTCTTTAATGCAACCTGAAGCTATGAAAAATATTGTTTCTGCTTTAGCTCAAGGTGCAGCAGTTGCAGATTTAGGAGCTGCTATTTTATATGCAAAGTTTAACGAAGGTAAAATAAATCCTGATGTTGTAATGATGTTAGCTGAACCAGTTATGTATACTATTATGGCTATAGGTGAAGAAGCCAACATTAAATATAATATAGAAGGTGATGATTTAGATGAACTTGATAGCGAAGATGAACAAGAAGAATTTGATAAAAGAGTAGATGAATTTAGAAATGTATTAACAGATATTAAAAAGGGAGCTACTAAAAATATAGAGCCTTCTAAGATTGATACTAATGTAGTTCCTGAAAGTATATTAGCACAAGTAAAAGAAAAAGGTCCAGAGATAAAAAGTTTATTAAGTAAAGGAGAAGAGTAATGGCTTTAGAAGATTATTTTAAAGGTAGTAGTCAAGCATACGGTGAAATAGCTGGTTCGTTATTAGCTGGTAGAAGAAAAGAAGATAGGAAAGAAGCTCAAAGAGCTTTACTAGCTTCTGTAGTTATGAATAGTTTTGGAGCTTTACAAAATCAACAAAAACAAAGTATTATTGATGGTGTAAATGATGTTAATACAAAGTATAAAGAAATATTTAATTTAAATAAATCAGAGTTTGAAGCTTATGATGATGAACGTGCTTTATTAAAAAAATATAATAATCCACAAACAAGAGAAACATTTTTAAATGAAGAAGTTGCTAAAATTATAAATAATACTGATGAAGCTACAGCAGCTAGGGTAACTTGGGAAAATATAGATAACGAACCTGATGAAAATTTAAGAAAAAAAATGTACGCAGCTCATAATGCTGAAAAACAAAAATTAATAGATAGAATGGAAGCTTTAAAACTTGACCCTCGTGCAACCACTAAAACTTTTGAACAGTTTAATCAAAGGGCTACAGAAGAATATAAAGCTGCATTAGCTTTAGTAGAAGATGACCCAACTAAAAAAGGTTTGATAAGAGCTGCATGGAATAGAATATTTAAAAGACAAGAAGACCCTGAAAGACTTGCAAAGTTACAAGAAGCTGGTATAGATGTTAGAGGAGATTTAGTTACAACTAATGCAGAACTAATAGAGTTACAAGATGCTTTAATTAAAGCTAAAGAGAATAGAACAACTTTTAGAGATTTACAAGATAGAAAAATTGTAAAAAGAAGTTTAGTTAATCCTTTAGTCTTTAAAGATAAAGATGTTGATATGGCTAAAATTTATTCAGAAGTAGGAAATAAACTTGCAAATGTTGCATCAGGATATGAAAGATATGCAGGAACAGATAGAAGATTTATAGATAAAGTTATTGATACTGTAGTTGCAGAAGATGCTAATCTTTCTGAACAAGAAATATTTAGCAGAGGTTTAAATTTAATTAAAAATGGAAATATAGATGTTAAAGGATATTTAACAAGAGAAGAAAATAAAAAAGCAACAGGTAGATTACTTATAGAAACTTTTACAAAACAAACTGAAGAAGAAAGAATAGATGCTTTTAGAAATAAACCTGAATTAGTTTATCAAGTAGCAGATGCTTATAATAATGCTGGTGATAGAGCAATGGCTGGTAATATTTTAGAAACTTATAAAGATGTAAATCCAGACTATGAATCATATGAACCTAATGCAAATACTATAACAAACAGAGTTGGTTTTATTGAAGAAAGAATTAAAAATGACCCAAGCCGTGACATATTATTACTTCAAGATAGAGGATATCTGGGTAATCTAGGTAATAGAGTTGCACAAACAGAGCATCTTTTTAAATTTAATAATCCTGATTGGAGTAATGAATTTACAGAACCAGAAATTACAGATGCTGCTATAACTTTTGTATTGAGCAGAGACGATGTTGGAGACCCTACAAATGTTAGAATGACAAAAGCTCATATGCTTCCTTATAAGAAAAATATTACTGAAGAATATGTTTTAGATATATTACCTGAAATAACAGAAGACCTTAAGAAGACATATCGAAATGTTAAAGATAGAGCAGAAGAATTTACAAGTTTCCGTGATGGATTTATTAGTTTAATACAACAACGTGCAGAATTAAACGAAGACGAAATGTTAAATATAACTAATATAGTAGATAAAATGTTAGAAAATGAAACTTTAGATTCTTATCAAAACAGTGTAACTTTACAATCAAATATTACAGACCAATTAGGTGACAAAGGTTTAGTAGATTATCATGTTGCAAGAAGAAGTTTATCTTTAAATGATGGAGTACTAAGTAACGCTATAGATAATATAGATTTAGAAAGCTTAAGTAATGAAGAATTAAAATATTTATATCCTAAAAAAGGATACGTTACTGGAAGTTTAGAAGATGAAAACATAATTAAATTACTAGGTTTAGATTCTAGAATTAACATAGGATATAAAGAGGTTAATAAATTACGTGGTAAAATTGGAAAAATATTAGAAGATAGAGTTCCTGCAAGTCCTCGTAGAGATAGAAGTGACCTTCAATATTTCTTAGATTCTTCTACTGTAAAACCTGTTGTACCTAATAATAAATTTATTGTAGATTTTAAATTAGCTTTATTAAATCAAGAAGGTACAGGATTCCCTACTAAAGGATACAAACGCTATTTAGAAAAATTTGGTGGATAATGGCATACGACTATTTCAACAAACCAGTACATTTAGGTTTTTCATCTAGGACTAAAAAAACTTTAGACGATTTAGAAAAAGACGAAAAGTTTTTAGAAATCTCTGAAAGATTCTTACAGTCTATTGGTGAAAAATCTGATGATGTATTTGAATACTTAAGAGATTCAGATTTTAATTTAGCATCTGGTATGAGTCGAGCCATGCAAAGTGGCAAATTTACTGAGCAACAAAAAAAAGACTATGCTTATTTAAGACGTGAGTTTGATAATGCAGACTTAGGTAGTCTTAAACAATTTGCAGGTTTGGTAGGAGATATGGGTATTGATATAGCAACTGACCCTACTTTTATTGTAGCTGCACTTGCTGCTCCTTTTACAGGTGGAACTTCTTTAGCTGGTAGAACAGCTATAGGAACTACAGGTTTAAAAGTAGCTAAAAATTTTGTAGGACCTACCCCTGCTTTTGTAGGACCTCAAGTAACAGCAGCAGCATTAAAAGAAACAGGTAAAAAATCTGTAAAAAAAGCTGCCGGTGTTGCTGCTGCTGAAGCAGGAGCTTGGTTAGGTCTTGATAATCATTTTAGACAAACCACAGAACTAAATACTGATTTAAGAAAAATATATTCACTACCAGAACTAGCAGGTTCTACTACTCTTGGTATATTAACAGGTGGACTTGTTGGTGGAACAATACAAAAAGCTAATTTGTATTATAGTAAAATGAATAGACTTTATTCAGATGATTCTTATTTAAAAACTGAAGAAGGTTCTTTAGCTGATAAATTTTATAAAACTTTAGAAGTTGCAGATGTAGCAAAAGCTAGTAGTATTGGTTCAGCAACATCTATACTAGATACTAAAGCTAAATTTTCTCCAATTACTAGACAGCTTGGTAATTTAATGAGAGAAGATTTTAGTAGGGGTTTTACTACAGTAACAAGAAAAAAAGTAGAACTTGGTCACGGTGAAATGCTTGACAATCTTAGGTCAGAATATCATAGGGTATTTGACGAAGCTACTGCACCTATTAGAAAAACAGGAACATTTAAAGAATCAGATGAGCTAGGAGTAATAAGACTTTTAAGAGGAGATAATCCTAATAAATATAGTGTAGAAGTACAACAAGTTGCTAAAGATTTAGAAGCTTTCTTTAATAAAATATTTAATGATGCTATTGATGTTGGTCTTATAACAGAAGAAAGAAGATTAGCTAATTACTTTCCTAGAAGCTGGAATAGAAAAGCTATAGAAGATAATAGACCAGCTTTTGAACAAAAATTAATAAGTGAAAAAGTTGTAAAAGATAATGTTGAAGCATCAAGACTTGTTGATGAAATGTTAAACAAAAGAAATGAATTGTTTGCTTCTCATTCTATTTTATTAACACAGTCAAGAGCTTTTAAAAATTTGAATGATAATGCTTTTGAAGAATTTTTAAATACCGATTTAAATACTGCTATTACTTATTATATGAATGCAGCTAATACTATTCAACATAAAAAAAGTTTTTTACTACCCGGACTAAGTAATAAATCAAATGTAGCACAGTTTACAGAAAGATGGTTAGACCCAATGGATGCAGAACTTAGAGCAGCTAGAGGTCAAAGTAGAGGTCTTAGTAGAAAAGATAGAGCTAGAATTATAAAGCTATATGAATCTGTAACTGGTCAAGTAAACTATTTTGATAGTGGTTTAATACAAGGTATTTATGATGGAACAAAACTTGCAAATGCTATGGCTTATCTACCACTTGCTACAGTTTCATCATTAACAGAAGCTATGATACCTCTTACTAAAACAGGTGCTTCTGTTTCTGGTCCTGTTAAAGATGCACTTAAAGGTGTAAGAGAAGGTCATAAAATATTTGTACAAGACATACCTATTCTTCTTAGAAAAAAACATAAAATGTCTGATTCAGATATACAAAAAGAAATGCAACAAGTTTTTATGGCAATGGATGAAGCTTTTGCAGAATCTACAAATAGATTAACTGGTGAAGGATTACAAAACGAAGTACTTAAAAAAATAGGTAGAGGATTTTTTAGACTTAATATACTAACACCTTGGACAAAAACTGTTCAGTTAGCTTCTTTTAATATAGGTAAAGGTTTAATAAGAGAAAACTTAGAATCACTTGACAAGCTTTCTAAAAAAGGCATAGATATTTTTGATGAGTCTAAATTGATGGAAAAAGTTTTAGCTGATAAACGTGCTAAAGTAAAATCAACTAGTAAAATAAAAGAAGTTCAAAGACTAAAAAGTGAACTATTTGATTTAGGTATAGATATACAAGACGGTTTAAGATGGTTAAACGATGGAGCTAAAACATCTTTTGGTCCTGCTAGAAAAAAAGGAGTACTAACAGGAGAAATAGAATACGCTGATGACTTTTATAAGTCTGTAATACAAGGAGCTGGTAGATTTGTAAACGAAGTTATAATGCCAGTAGGTAGAGATAGAGCTAGAATACCTATCTTTATGACTAATCCTAAAGTAGATATATTTACACAGTTTTTAAGATATCCTGCTGTGTTTAGTAATACAGTACTAAAAAACTATATAAGAAATACTATTGTAAATCCAAAAGTAAACGGTGCTAAACTAGGTGCATTTGCTTTAATGTCTACTAACATTGCTCTTGCTACAAACTATTGGAGGTCTAATAAAGAAAATAAAGACAGAATAGCTGAAGAAGGATTTTCAAAAGACGATGTAGTTAGAGCTTTTCAAAGAGTAGGACTAATGGGACCTATTGAATATGCTTATAGATATGGTGATTCAATAGAATACACAAAAAATCCTTATGTATCTGCAGCAGGATTAGGCGGTCCAGTTATGTCAGATATAATGCAATTGTTATTAGGAAGATATGGATTAACAGAGACACTAGCTAGGAAAGCTCCTTTAATAGGTACAAAAG